GGATACATTTGTACTCCCCCTCATACTGGCAAGCTCTTTGCTATACCCTGAGTATGTAACGTGTAACTTATGGAAGTATACTGAGAGTGAACGTGAAGGCAAGGTGTGTATTTATTTAGGTAAGAACAAGACCATTGCCTACCACTACGCAGAGAATAGTTTTCGTGAATGTCCTAAACAGTTTCAATGCAAATACTTACCTAACTCTAAAGCTAAAGTAAGTATTAAAGATATACTCAAGGGACTGTCGGATGGATTTTAAGTGGCATTAGAATATAATAAAGCAGTAGCAGACGGGTTAGAACTTTTTACAAACAGTGAGTCACATAAAAAATACACTTTACCTGACATAAAAACATACTTACTATTGCCAATATTAAATAATCGTGTTAGAATATTTTACCTTGAAAACAAACCAATAGGTCTTATAACTTGGTGCTGGTTTACAGAGTATAAAAAAGAAAAATTTTTACAATACAAATATAACCCCACACAAAAAGACTACGAAGACACTGATATAAAAGATAAAGAACTTTGGGGTTTAGACTTTATATCTACTACAGGACAAGCAAAACAAATGATGACAGCAGTTAGAAAAGAACACAAAGAGTTATACGGTAAGTCCAAGGTACATTGGCGTAGGTTTTCTGATCCTACTAAAGCACACAAGAAAGAGTTTTAATTATGTTATATAACCCCTTTATGCCCAGTGTTCATTTTGCAGATCGTGCTGTCTTTGGTGGTGGTGGCGGTGGCCCTGTTGATCCTCAGATTGCAATAAGAGCAGCACAGGCAGCAGAAGCGGCAAAGAAAGCAGCGGCAGAAAAAGCTGCAAAAGAAGCGGCTGCAAAGAAAGCCCTTGAACTAAAGCAAACTAATGAAGCCACGGCTGCTGGAACTTCAGCGTCTGAGTTTGCTACAGGTGTGACTTCTGATGTTTCTGGCTCTGCTACTGCTTCTCAAAATAAAGTTAATACGTTACAACTTGAATTGACTCAACTACAACAAAAACTAGCTCAACCAGCAGTGCCTGATGCAAGTGGCAAGGTTCCTGAGACAAAGCCAAACCCTAAACTTGAAGCTGCAATAAAAACAAAACAAGATGCATTGGTTAAAGCTCAACAAGATCGTGCTGCAATAGGTGGGATACAGGCTCAAGAGCTTATGACTGCACAGGCTGGATTGGTTAGTGATGCTGCTACTGATCCAACTAAGATAGTTCAAAAACAAGATGTAGCTAAGATAGATGCAGATGCGGCGGGTACAAGTCTTGTTGCAGGCACTGGTAAGGTTGGAGACCCAAATACTGTTACTGCCACAACTGCTGATGCTACAACTGCTGCTGCTCCTACGGCAATTACTGCTGAAAGTGTCCTAGCTAAAACTGCTTTGGATGACACAAGAGAAGCAATGGAAGATCTGACTCCAGCAAAAGGTATAATGTCTGATGACGCTCAAGTTACTGCAGCCCAAGGTGTTCCAGAGGAAATGGCGCAACTTGACCTAGAAGTAGATACAATAGATAAGCCTCAAACAGTTGTTGCCCCTCCGCCTAGAGTTGTAGAACTCGGAGAAATGATCGAGGGTTCTGCTGTCGATATGGCTGCAGTAAATGAGGCTGTTCAAGTTGAAGCTGCTACTGCTCAACCTAGCAAGCAAGCAACAGTAAAAGGTCAGCTATCAGAATTGATGCAAGACTTTGAGGGTGGTGAGACACCAGCATGGGCAGCAGGAGCTATGAGAGCAGCTACAGCATCAATGATCTCACGTGGTATTGGTGCGTCTAGCATGGCAGGGCAGGCTATTGTACAAGCTGCTATGGAGTCTGCACTACCTATTGCCTCACAAGACTCTGCTACCTTTGCAAAGTTTGAATCACAGAACTTAAGTAATCGTCAACAGACTGCTATGTTTGCTGGAGAGCAACGTGCTAAGTTTTTAGAGTTAGATTTTAATCAAGAGTTCCAAACTCGTGTCGCCAATGCTTCTAAGATTAGTGACATTGCAAACACAAACTTTACTGCTGAACAACAGATAGCACTTGAAAATGCTAGGATGGCTCAGACAGTAGACCTAACAAACATGAGCGCAACTAATGCTAAGATAATGTCTGATGCTGCTGCTATGTCTCAGATGGATCTAACTAATCTGTCTAACCAACAGCAGGCTGCAGTACAGAACGCTCAAAACTTTATGCAGATGGATATGGCAAATCTTTCTAATGAGCAGCAGACTTCTATGTTTAAAGCTCAAGCTATTCAGCAATCTATTCTCTCAGATACTGCTGCTGAAAATGCTGCTCGTCAATTTAACGCTTCAAGTGAGAACCAAACTAAACAATTTATGTCGTCTATGGAGACTCAGGTATCTCAGTTCAATGCAACTCAAACAAACGCTATGAATCAGTTTAATTCTGGTGAGTCAAATGCAATAGCTAAGTTTAACTCTGAAGTAAAAAATCAGAGAGATCAGTTTAATGCAACTAACGCTCTTGTTATAGCTCAAGCTAATGCTCAGTGGAGACAGAACACAAGTACAATAAACACTGCCGCTCAGAACACAGCTAATGCTAATGCTGCAGCTACTGCTAATGGATATACTGCTTCTGTTATAGATCAGGTCTGGCAAAGGGAACGTGATATGATGGCGTTTGCATTTACTGGTGCTGATAATGAGCAGGAAAGAATGACTAGGCTTCTTCTTGGAGATAAAGATCTAGCAGGAGTTCGCCTTCAAATGGATGCTAGTGCAGCAGCAGCAAGAAAAACAACTCAGGGCGAAATATTTGGCAAGGTTCTAGGTATTGGTGGTGATAAAGGCCCTTGCTGCTTTATTATGTTAGAGGCCCGTTATGGAGATGGTACAATGGACAAAGTAGTTCGACAGTACCGTGATGAGTACATGACAGATAAAAATCGTCGTGGGTATTACAAGCTTGCGGAAGTCCTTGTACCCTTAATGCGTAAATCAAAAGTTATTAAATGGGTAGTTACTAAAACTTTTGCTGATCCATTGGTTTCTTATGGGAAGTATCACTATGGACAAAATAAACATGGTGTGCTATACTCCCCTATAAAATCTTTTTGGATGAGAATCTTTGATACCCTTGGTGGAGAGACTAAGTTTATCAGAGAGAATGGAGAGGTTGTATGAACCCCATTGGAATTTTGATAGGATTTAAAGAATGTCAGTAATTAACGAAACTGCTATAACTGAAATTAGAAAACTTATGGATGGCCGTGCTTCTTCTGGAAATTCTGCTGGTGCCAGTGGTGCAAACGATAGTCGTGGGCCTACGATGGTAGACACTCCTGATTTAGACAAGGCTGCAAGAGAAGGTTTCTTTAAACCCAGAACAAGTAACTTTGATGGTGAAGGTTTTGATGTAGCTAACGCAGGCACAATAGGTTCTATATACTCTAAAGTATACGATCAAAACATGGGCTTTACCTTGTCAGCAGAAGAAGAGGCTAGACGTTTTCCTAACTCTGGTGAAGGGCCTAATAATAAAGATAGAACAGGCCCACCTACAGCTATTAATCACGTAGTATCAAAAAAAGATTTGACAGAAATAATAAAACGAGAGGCTACTTTAAGAGGTATGGATGTAAATACAGCTATAAGTGTCTTTGGCGCGGAGGGTTTAAACACTGATAGCTATCAGTCAGAAATTAAACGTGACGGAAAAGGTTCTGAGGGAGGATATGAAGCTTCTTGGGGCGTAACTCAACTGTATACTGGCGGTGGATTAGGTAATGAGTATGAAAAACAAACAGGCAGAGAATTAATATCTGATAATACTAGGGATGGAGCTGAAACTCAAATTAGGTTCTCTTTGGACAAAGCCATAGAACAGGGTTGGAGTCCTTGGAAGGGCGCTAAAAAAGTGGGTGTTAAATCTAGGGATGGACTTAGTGGTGCTAAGGCAATCTATAATTGGAGAGACGACAAATGATGTACGATAGACCAATTCCCGGACAGTCTCTTACTGCAGAGCCTAAGAATGCTCCGTATGAAAACCCTCCTCAAATAACTAATCCTAAAGAAGCTTTGATGCATCACATTGAACTTCTCAACACCCCAGAGGCAACAGATGATATTCTGTTTTTTATCTCAGACCTTGGGGTAGATGTTAAGACACTAGCTGAAGGTGCCCTACGTCAAGCTGTAATGGGTGGTGTACACTCAATAGACGTTAGCCTTATCATTGGCCCAGTGGTTCATGAGTTTATTCGTGGCATACCCTTGGCTGCAGATATTGAGTTTGATGAAGGCTTTGAGGGTAAGAAGGCCCGTGAAGAAACTATGTATGAGCGTAATAAGTTTCGTTCGCAGAAGATGTTGGAAGAAATTGGTATAGCCGAAGCTCCTACCATTAAACAAGAAGAAGCTCCTGCAGAGCAAGAAGAAGAGAAACCTATGGAACAACCTAACGGATTAATGGCGAGGAAACAAGCATGAGTTTTGCAGCAGGATTTTTAAATGCTTGGAAAGATAACGAAGCAACAGCAGAACGAGAGAGGCTTCAACAGGAAGCTAAGGATGCACGTGACTCTGCTCTTGCTACAACCGCTCAAAATCGTCAAGAGGATCAAGACTACAGAGCTAGTAGAGATGCAAAGCAAGATCAAAATCAACTAGATACTTTACTGTCTACTCGTATGGGAACTCTTATTACTGCTAGAGATGCCTTTCAAGTAAGTAAAAAAATGCCAGTAGGTCATAAACAAAACTTATTGTTCCTTAAAGATGTTCTAGGTGATGCTGCTGATGCTGGTGACATTTTAAATAAATTAAATCAAAGTCCTAAAGCTGCTGCTGAGTTAAGAGCTACTTGGACTGCGGGAGCAAAGAAAGGTTATGAACCTAGGGGTGAACAGTTAATTGAGGCTATAGGAGTTCTTGCTGCTAATGAAGATGAGGTAAGTGCATATACGGACTGGTCTGAAGGGCAAGACCCAGTAGCTAACTTAGATTCTATAGATCTAACAGATACCGCTGCTTTCTATAAGAGTATACAGGCTTACTCAGGAAGCATGGTTCGTCCAGAAGCCACTATAACATACACTAACCGTAGGGCATTTGGTCAAGGTAATTTTGCAACTCAAGAAGAAAAAAATGCAGAGATCAAAATCTTTGACAATGAAATTCTTCGAATGGCAAATGCAGAAAAAATTAGATTAAATCAAGAACCGGACGGTGTTCAAGATAATAATGCGCTTATTACAAGCTTAACTAATGATATTGCGGCCTACAAAGATGACCCTACTGCATTAAGAAATCAGTTTGGTAAAGATGCTTTTGATAAGTTAGATGAAGAAGAGGCATTTATGTTTGCTGATACCATTTGGCAGTTTAATGACTATCAAGGCCAAGATGATCCAATGCCAATTCAAGATCGACCCCCTAAACCTACAACAGAAGAGGAGAAAAGTACTCTTCAACTGGTTAATGAAGAAGATGATTTAGCAAATATACCTCCAAATTCTTGGTGGATAACACCAGACGGTCAAGTTATGTGGAAAGGTAATACATAATGGCGCAAGAAAATTGGTGGGATAAGTATGCTGAAGACAGTAGTACGCAAGCCCCTATAGTTGAAGATCCTGTAGCAGCTAACTGGTGGGACAAGTATGCTGATGATGTTACTGAAGAAGACACACAGTTACCTCAACCTGTTCCTGCAGAACCTGAAGATAGGATGGCAGGTCTTGAAAAAGGAAAGTATTCAGAAAACGATTTAGTAGATGATAAATACTTTGGTATAGTCTCTGACTACATGAAAGATCGTTATAATATTGAAGAAGATGATCAGCATACCAGAGAAGACATAACCCGTATGTTTATGAATAACATGAGGGGATTTTCTGCAGGTAACTCTGTTCGTGCTGTCAAAGAAGTCTCATACTTAAACAGCTTAGACGAAGTTGATCTTGGTAAAGTAGGAGAGGCATATACTTTATTTGAGGGTATGGCTAATATCTACAGTGATGAAACTACTTTTGGTGAAAAGGCTGGTGGTACTTGGGATTACATTCGTTCAACCCTAGCTGATCCTATCAATGTTGTTGGTTTCGGTGCGGGTAAAGCTATCACTGCTGGTACTGTAAAGGGCGGTACTTATGTTGCACAGAAAGCAGCTATGAAAGCTTATCACAGAACCTTAGCGAAAGAAGTAGCTAAAGAAGGTGTGACTAAGGTTGCGGCTAAAGAGGTAGCTAAGAAAGAAGCGGATAAAATATACGGTCAAACTATCGTTGAAGTTTCTAAGGACGAAGCAGCTAAAATAGCAGCAAGAAGAGCTATAGCTAAGGCCGCTCCCGGAAGTGTTGCAAATGCCCTAACTAAAAGAGAAGCCTTAAAAGAAATAGGTCTTGTTACTACTGTTGATTCTGTAGCTGGTGCTATGGGTATGTATGCCTATGAGAACGGTCTAGTCCGTACTGGTGTGCAGGAAGAGGTCAACAAGTTTGCTGTAGGTATGGGTGCTGTTGGTGGCATGGTAATGGGTGGTGTTGCTGCGGGTCTTATTGCTAGGAAAGCCAGTAAAGGTACTCTTGGTAATACCTCTTTGGCATTGCCTACAGATATAGATTTTAATGCGGGTGCCTCTCTTGATAACCTTACAGATATGTTTGGTTTTACTATTAAACCTAAGACTGAAATAGTCAGAAAACGTATAGATGATGTTGACGGAGTTATTAATAAAAACGCGGAGACATTTCAAGTAGTGGGTATGGAAGGTAAAAGGCTGCGTATTGCGGATGGCAGTGGTAAAGTGTACAGCTCAAAGGCACAAAAAGCAGGTCAGTTAGTAAGTAAACTTGTAGACCCAAGGGAATTTAGGATTAAATCAAACGGAGCTGATGTAGTCAACTCTGGTAAACTTTATGACTGGGGTACAAATGTTCGTAAGGGCGTAGAGCTTGACGGTCAGGACAATGAATTTTTCAGAGTTCTTATGTTGGGTGATGCAGATAAGGGTCTTACTGGCTTTGCTCAAATGATGTCTGATAAAGGTTTTGTGTATCGTCCAAGAACTAGAGATGATACTATTACTAGATTTATGACTGATGCAATTATGAGTTCAGGTAAAAAAGATACGGCAGACTTTATAAAACAATTTAAAGCTGCCACTGGGATTAAAAAAGTAAATGTAGAAAAAATTCTTGATCCCAAAAAGACAGGTAAACTTGAAGATTTAAACATAGAAAATTTTGCCCAAGTTTTTGCCAAGAAAATAAGTGACCATGCTGTAGGTCTAAACGCTATGTCTCAGGCAAGAAGAATCTTAGCTCTTGGTGATATAGATGACGTAACCTTTAAGCAGTATGCTGATTCTATGTTAAGTCTTGGTATAAAATCTGACGCAGAAAAAAGTGCAGTGGGTGAGTTTGCAGAACGTTGGGGTAAAAATGCAATAACTAGAAATCAGAATCGTATTATTCGGTTGTTGGTATCTAACCCTTCTACGTCTTATCTTAACTTAGTTGGTTGGGGTGCTGCTACAGGTATTAATAGTATCACTGACATGGGTGTTGCGTCAATTCACTTTGGTCGTAGTGGTCTCTACAAAGTTTTTGGAAATGATTTAGCTTCAGCAGAGCAGAAACGTATTGCGGGTCAGTTAGTCAGGGCAAACAGAGAGCGAATCAGAAATCTTTTTGATCCTAACATGACGCTAGATACTTTTCGTTCTATCTCTATCTTGGAGCCAAAGGCATTGCAACAACTTACAGAGGTTTTGCCCGGAGGTATTGAAGACGTAAGTAAGATGTCTAGGGGATTTGATCCTGACAATGTTATGATGGGTGGTAGCCCTACTGAGTGGTTTGCTACATCTAAAAAGTCTTACGATGTTTCGGCTGGTGCAGATAAGACAGTAGATTTTATCCAGAAGATAAGCTTTGTTAAGGCACAGGATGTTTTTACTAAGTCACAAGAGTTTATGTATCAGATGGATAAAAACTTACGTGTTTCTTTTGATAAGAGTTTTTCTGAGTTCTATACTGACGGTGCTGCTAATAAGATGATGGCTACAAAAGAGTATCAGCAATCTTTAGCTAAGGCTGTAGCAGAGACTCAGAGGGCAACTTTCTCAAAGTCATACAAAGATGTGGGTATGATAGCAGAGGTTATAGAAGAGGCTCGTAATGCTCCCGGCCTAGGTCTCTTAGTACCCTTCGGACGTTTCTTTAATAATACGATAAACTTTATGGTAGAAATGTCAGGTGGTGGTTTAATAACAAAAGGCTTAGGCGTTGCATATAAGGATAAAGGGTATGCTGAATTACTTACTCGCGGTGCTGTTGGCTGGGCAACCGTGTCTACCTTAGCTCAATATGAGCTTGACTACAGGAAGCAAGGTTTGGCATGGGATCAAAGCAGGAGTGATATTACTGGTGAAGTAACAACCGAAAAGTTTATCTTTCCTGTCTCTCACCTAAAAGCAGGGGCAAGAATACTCTCTTATTATTATGATGGTGAGCAAATGCCAGAAGGAGAAATGAAACAAATAAGAGAAACTATTGGCCTAGGTGCAATAACAAGACAGCTAGATCAAACAGCAAGTGGCCTAGGTGATACCCTTGAGGCAGCTATCTCTGGTGATAAGAATGCCCTACTAAAGCTACAAGAGATTGGTGCTAAGATTGGATCACAGGCTATCTCAGGTGCCACACGTTTCTTAGACCCAGTAAACTTAGCTGTAGGTTTAGGCAGGGGTAATGACTACACTGCGATAGATCGTAGGGATGGGTCTCGTATGCTTAACGATAGTGTTCGGTACATGGATCAGATGATTGCTGTTTTCAATGGAGAAGATCTAGCACCGCAAAGGGTTAGAGCAGTTACAGGTGAGGATAGATCAGATGCATCCAAGATGCTTGGCTCTAGGGAAATTAAGTTGACAGACACAGCTAAAGTTATGAATATGGTAGGTCTTCCTAATTTTCAAGCGGATATGTCCATGGGAAAATCTGGTTCAGCAAAAGCTAGTAATAAATATAATCAAATCTTTAATGCTTTTGTAGAGTCTCAAGCCTCAAAGTTGTTAAAAAACCCTAAGTTTAAAGAGGGTGAAGACATGTTACAAAGAGATGTGGACTCAGGTTTATTGGCAACAAGAAAGGCAATGGTTCAAACATTGTTAAGAAACGCTAAGTCTGCCACCTTAACCTCTATGGAGACTGGGACAGATGATGACCCAACTTTCAGAAAAATGATTGGTCTTATGAGTAAGTATTCATCAAAAGAAGTAGACCTCGCAATGCGAGCCTTAAGTGATGCGACTGAAATGAGTTTAGAATACGACGAATTGTCCTTTCAACAGTTAAATCTGTTAGAAGGTTACTTGGACAATAGAAAAGACATTAAGAAAAAACTTTAGTCTTCGTCAGTCTCTAACATAAAGTCAGCCCATTCATATGCGCTTCTACGAACTTCATTCATTTGAATCTGCCCCTTACTATTTGAGAGTATCCCTGACAGAGCTTGTCCTGCCAGATACCTTCGAGAAGTGAGGGGCTTCATTGATTTTGTAGTTCGCTTCTTTCGTGAATAGGTTTTAGCTTCTTCGGCTAATGCTATCTTATCCTTTTGACTCACGCTCTTTTACCTTCTTTAAGTTTTCAAAGTATGCTATGTTAAACCCATACTCCCATTCTTTATTGTCTTTACTTGTGCGAGAGTAAGGATTTACTAGGTTGCCCTTCTTAAAATCTAAGTTGCCTTTTTCAAAAGGTCTCATTGTTTCTCCTCTAGGCTTTCAATTAGTCGGTCAAGATACCAACGAGCTTTCTTTAAATCTTCTAAGCCATTCTTGTAAGGCCATCGCCAAAGATACTTAAAACAATTACACCAGCAGTAAGAGATAAAGGAGGGCAGTACCGCTTCGTTAGTCATAGCCTCCATTGCGTCTATACATTCGATACCAGAACTGTTGTAGTGGGAAGGACTATTTACATTGTCAACTTTTTTCATACAGATCTCACAGTCATCTTGTTCAGTTTCTATTTTACAGACAGAGCAATAATTCATTATACACCCACCTGCAACTTAATGCAAGTAGGTATGTTAAGTTTCTTACTCATGTTATGTCCACCATTTCACACACGTCACCGCTACATGCCATAGTCTGCATACCAGATGTGTTATCTTCAATCTC